AAAAGCACAGGCTGTTGAAGCCGAAGAAATCCGCGTTAAAACTGGCGTACAAACTGGCGTTGAAGCTCTTATGGCTGACGTTCAGAAGCAGCTTACCGAAAAAGACGCAAAAATTGACGAAGTACTTAAGCAGTACAAGTCTGAGTTGGAAGAGAAATCAGCAGAAATCGATGCTATGAAAAATAGCAAGAAGACTTTTTCTGACCGTTCTGGTAAAGGCGATATTACTAAGTGGGGCCAGGACTTTATGACTGCTCACCTTCTTGGTGTTATGACTCAAAAAGGTATGAATACTTCTTTTGCTCAAGACCTTCAGGAAAAAGCTGGTATCGATTATACTACTAACGCAGCAGACATCGATCAGGAAGTTTCTAATCTCATCGAGAAAGAAATCATGAATGAGCTGAAAGTAGCTCGTTTGTTCCGTGAAATCCCAGTTAATGGTGCAGCAACTGTACTTCCTATCCAGCCTGACGTTGACGCAGCTGCATGGGCAACTGCCGCTACTGGCGGAAACTTGCAGAACCAAGGCAACTCTGGCAGCGATGCTAATAAGTTCCAGCCTAAGCAAGTAATCTTGAATGCTTATCGTCTCGTTTCTAGTTCTTTCATGGACAATGACGTTGACGAGCAAGTACTCATTAACTTGATGCCTATGATCGTTGAATCAGTAGCTCGTGCTCACGCAAAAGCTGTTGAATCTGCATTCATTATGGGCGGTGGTTCTATCACTGGTCTTGACGGCTACGCAGCTACTCACTCTGGCAAGATTGACCTCGACGCGGCTTCTGTCGCTGCAGGTAACTCTGCTAAGATGACTTCAGCTATGTTGCTTGGTGCACGTCAGGGCATGGGTAAGTATGGTCTTAACCCAACTGATTTGGCCTACATCGTAAGCCAGAACAGCTACTACGATCTGTTAGAAGATGCTAGCTTCCAGACTCTGGATGAAGTAGGATCTGATCTTGCAGCACGTGTAACTGGTACTATCGGAGCCGTTTACGGTACTCCAGTAGTTGTATCTGATCAGTTTGCAGCAGAAGCTGCGGCTGGACCAGCTGCATTTGCATGTTACACTCGTAACTATGTAACTCCTCGTCTTCGCGGCGTAACCGTTGAGCAGGACTACGAAGTTATGAACCAGCGTCGAGTAATCGTCGCTAGCCAGTCTCTTGGTTTCGAAGAAATCAATGCCGGCTCTGGTGCTGACCAGCCCGTAGTGAAGATTGACTTCATTGCTTAATACTGAAAAAGTATAGAAACGAGGGGGAGTTTATCTCCCCTAAGTTTTTACTAATGGACTTATAAATGGCAGATTTAATTACAATTGACGAATATAAAACTTCGGAGAATATCCAGAGTACGAAGGAAGATTCCCGTATCAATTCTTTGATTTCGGCTGTAAGTGCATTAGTAAAGACTTATTGTGGTAATAGTATTGTAGACCACTACTCAACAAACAAAGTAGAAACGTTTTCGATTAACTGGTCTACTAATTTAGTACAATTAACAGAATCACCTATAGTATCAATTGTGTCTGTGGAGGAAAGGGATGATTACAGTTCTAGTTATACGACTGTACCAGCTACCGAGTATTTTGCAGATACAGCTTTAGATGCTATTTATAGAGTAAGTACAAATGGAGGAGCTAAGAACTGGCCGGGCGGTCCTGCTTCTGTAAAAGTTACTTATAAGGCGGGATATTCAGAATGTCCTGCAGACCTACAATTAGCAGTAATTGATTTAATTACCTACTACATGAAAGATGAGCATAAGGCTCGTCAGACTATAGCAGGTGCAAGCATTCAGAACAATGCTTCTTCAAGTCAGAGAAACAATGTAGCGTTTCCTGACCATATTAAACGTGTTCTGGATCTATATAAGAACTTTTAGGTATGGCGAAGGTATATAAGCCTAGAACGGTTAAAGGGGTCTCGGATAGACTAGCAAGAGATGTATTTGTATCTTCAAAAGTTTTAAGAAAAGCAATAGATCGTGATAAGACAATACAACAACTGGCAATTATACCAGGTGATTATGCTGAGAGGTATGAAGATCTTCGTAAAGCTACTGAAGCTATGGTTCAAGAGTTTGGAGAAGACTCTAGAAAACTGGTTCCGGGTACTAGACTTCAGGTGAGAAGTGCTCAACGTATTTTTGGAGGAGGAGGAAACTTCAGGCAACATAAAAGATTTCTAGAGCAAATAATGCCAGAGATGAAAGAGTCTCACGAATTAGGGCACAAAAATATCAGTGTTCTCAGAGGCAACATGTCTCTAGCCTTAGAAGGTATGGAAGCTTCAGATCCTCGTAGACCTCATTTAAGAGCTTTGTTTCAGGTAGCAAAAGAATTAGACAAAATAGTGTCTGAAAAAGATTTACATAAGGTAGATTTAGATTATTTGCTGGAACAGGTTAAAAAAACTGCTTCTAAAAAAAGAAAATATACCGTTGACTATAAAGCAGATGTAGGTCTCTTGACAGGAGTAAAAGGAGTTATAGAGTTAGAGTACGAACCTATAGGACTTAACCAAGCAAAAGGTAGAGTTTCTGCATTTATGGGTGAACTTTTTAAAGATTTAATAGAGGGAGAAAGTAAAAAAGTTACAGAATTTTTTAATAATATTGATATAAGTAATTTACGAGGCTCTCCAACACTACCTATAGATGTATTAGACGTATTAACAGAAGAGCTTGACCCAAAGAAAAGACCAAAAAAGCGAAAAAGAGGTAGAAAACCCTCAACCGGTAACTTAAAAGGTATTTCTTATAAAAGCTCTAAAAAGAAAAAATTACGTTCTGTTAAACAAAAGAAAGTAAGAAAGAGTCCTGCAATGCAGCCTTTACAGCTAATAGGGCTTATAAATAAAGAACTACCTAATACAGTAAGAAAAAATATGCAGAGCCCTGCACTTGTAAATAGAACAGGAAGATTTGCAGAAAGTGTAAAACTTACAGATGTAGTGCAAACTCCAAAAGGTTATCCAAGCTTTGGCTATACATACCAAAGAAACCCTTACCAAGTATTTGAAGAGGGGAGCTCCGGAAACTGGTCAAACGGAGAAAGAGATCCTCGAGAATTAATTGATAAATCTATTCGAGAAATAGCAGCACAGTTTGCAATCGGAAGATTCTACACTAGGAGACAGTAATGAGCAGAACATATACAACAAGACGTCTAGGTATTGTTAATGCTCTAGTAGACAAATTAAAAACTATAAACGGAGCGGGAACATTTCTTACCGACTTAGGTGCAAATGTTTCTCCTCGATTAAAATTTTGGGATGAAGTGGAGGAGTTTCCTGCAGTTCACCTGAATGCCGGCTCTGAGACACGAGAGTATCATACAGCCGGACATAAAGACAGATTCCTTAGCGTCACCTTGAGATGTTATGTACAAGCCGAAGATGCGGTAGAAGCTTTGGATGAGCTAATGGAAGATGTTGAAACCTTATTGGAAGAAAACTCTCGGTTAAAGTATAAAGATCGCACTAATACAGATCAATATACGCAACAAATCACAATTATTAGTTTAGATACTGATGAAGGTGTACTTGAGCCTCTAGGTGTTGGTGAAATGCTTATAGAGGTTCGATACTAGAAAATGCAGGCACGAGCAAACGTTCACGTCCTAGCCTTTTCAAGATAACATAGGAGAATAACTATGGCAGATAATTTATTTTTTAGTAGAGATACCAGAGTAGTTGTATCAGATGGTACAGTTTACTGGGAGATTCCAGTTTTAGACGGTTTCTCATTCTCGCAAGCAACAAATACGTCAGAGATTACTCTGGCAGAAATGTCTTCAGCGGCTTCAGGTAATGCTAGTCGTCGAGGACGAAGAATGTTTAATGATTCTTACGCACCAGCAGAGTGGAGCTTTTCTACTTATGCTCGTCCTTTCAAATCAGTGGTAGATGCCGCAAATGGTTGGGATGGCGATTCAGTACAAGGCCATGCTGTAGAAGAAATTCTATGGGCAGCTCTCGTAGGTAATGGAGTATTTACTGGGAAACCTGACGACGAAACCAACGGCGTATGGGCAGCAAACCAAGGTATGGCAAATAATGGTACTACTATGACCGCAGATTTTTCTGCGTCAAACGTAGCAAGTTTAAAAGAATTAGATATTTACTTTATTATGGGACAAGGTCCCTTTGTTGCTGCTACACATACTGTTTACAAGCTAGAGGGTGCAGTTGTTAATTCTGCAGGAATTGATTTTGACCTTGATGGAATTACAACTATTAACTGGTCCGGTTTTGCTAAGTTAATAACTGAAGAAGCCGCCGCACCAACTGTTACAATTAATGAAGGTGCCTCAGATACAGGTAACTTTATACGTAATCGTCTTACCACTCTTGCTGTAACGCATGCTGAAACAGGCAATTTTGTAACAGAGTACAATCTGACTCTTACTGGCGGCAGCATTAACTTTGAGAATAACATTACGTTTATCACTCCAGAAACTTTAGGAGTAATTAATCAACCTTTTGCAGCTGTAACAGGTACTCGTAACATTGGAGGCTCTTTCACTTGTTACTTAGGTAATCATAGCGGAGGAAGTGCAGATTTGTTCGAAGATTTAATCGAGTCTACTACTTCAATTACAAATGACTTTAACTTAGTATTTACTGTAGGAGGAGCAACAGCCCCTAAAGTAGCAATTACACTACCTACTTGTCATTTAGAAGTTCCGACGCACTCTATCGAAGATGTTATTTCTTTGGAGACTACTTTCCATGCTTTACCAAGTACTATTGACGGTGCGGATGAGGCTACGATTGTTTATACGGGCGCTTAAGCTATTGAAAAAAAGTTCTTGACATAGGAGGTCATTTCGACTATACTATGAAATAGAAAATCGAAAGAAGGGGTGATTTTTGCCCCTTTTTTTATTAAGCAATTAATTATTAAGGATTAAAAAATGAGCGAAAACCCAATTTCATTAGCGAGTCTTATGACTCCTAGTAAAACAGTAACAATTGATTTCCCCGGCTATAAGGGAATGACAGTAGACTTATGTTATCTAGCGCGAGAAGAGCTGGTAAAGTTACGCAAAAAGTGTGTCACTACAAAGTTCAATAAAAAAACTCGTCAACCAGAAGAAGACTTAGACGAAGAAAGATTTTTAGTAGAGTATTGTAAAGCAGTAATCAAAGGATGGTCAGGCTTAAAGTATCGATACCTAGAAGAGCTTCTATTGGTGGATATCTCGGCCCTTGATGCAGACGACGAATTAGTGCATACTCAAGAAAATTCAGAATTGCTTATGAGAAACTCAGGAGATTTCGATACTTGGGTTACCGAAACAGTAAGTGATCTTGAAAATTTTACTGGGAACAAGTAGCCGAAATAAGAAGGTTACTTGAAAAGTATGTAAAGCAGTCTGATCAAATTGACGTAGACAAGTATTTATCTATCTGCGAACAATTAGGAGAAGAGCCCGACCCTGATAAGATGCCGCTGGATCCATCGGATTTTCCGTATGAGGTTCAAGTGGCATTTTTTATATTCGGCTTTCTCGAAGACAATTGGGAGGGAATGTCTGGAAGCTACCTAGGCAAGGTGTGGGCTAATGTGGAATACCTATTTAATTTATATAAAATAGAAGACCCTAAAACTACGTTTTATATGATGAAACTATGGGAAACTATTTTAATAGAAGACAGAGCTGATAGAGCCAGCAAGCAGCGAAAGGCAGAAGAGAGAAAATCTGCAAGCGGTGGAAAACAGTACACCCATAGTGTAAAAGGCTAATGGCAAAAAATAAAGTTGAAATCGATGTAGTAGTAGACGATCAAGGCACTATGGGCAAAGTAGGTCTTGGCGCTAAGAAAGCTGGAGACGGTTTAGATGAAATGGCCAAAGGTGGTCGTAACGCTGAGCGTAACACTAAAGGAGCTGCACAGGCTTCTTCGAATGCAAGTAAAAACTTTTCAAAAATGTCGCAAGGAATGGGAGGCTTAGTTGGAGTTTATGCTACTTTTGCAGCTCAAATGTTTGCACTTAGTGCCGCCTTTAACTTTTTAAAGAATGCTGCAGACTTAGAAAACCTAAAGAAATCTCAAGTCTCTTTTGCTCAAACAGGCGGCTTAGCAATAAAATCAATAACCACTCAGCTTGAGACTGCTTCAAAAGGCATGTTAGGGTTTAAAGAAGCTGGACAAGCCGCTGCCATGGGAGTGGCTAAAGGATTTTCTACAGGTCAACTTACACAACTTACAGAAGGCGCATTAAAAGCCTCTACAGCGTTAGGACGAGGTTATCAAGATACTTTCGATAGACTACTACGAGGCGTATCCAAAGCAGAACCAGAACTATTAGATGAACTAGGTATTACTCTTAGGTTAGAAACAGCCACACAATCCTACGCTAACGCTATAGGGAAAAGTAGGGATAAACTTACTGCGGCAGAGAGAAGCCAAGCCGTTTTTGTAGAAACAATGAGGCAGCTTAACGATACTTTTGGAGATGTAAAAGCACAGGGAAACCCTTTCGTACAGCTAGGCAAAACTTTTGAAAAAATAGCACAAGATATTACAGGTAAACTACTCCCTTCGGTTACTTCTTTTGTTGATTTAATCAACGCAAATGCAAAAGTAGCAGCTACTGCTTTTGGAGCTCTTGCTTTGATGATTGTTTTAAATATCTCAGGTCTTATACCTACTATCAAAAAGGTTTTTAGTTTTATGACACGTTCTGCAGTTTCTACGGCTTCAGTTATGGCTAAGCCCTTTAAATCTCTAGCAACCGTAGCCGGAAAAGGTATAGAAACAGGTCTTCATAAAGTTATTGACCAGTTTGAAGCCGCTGAAGAAGCCTTAAAAGAAGCAGCAAAATCTTCTGCTCAAAAGGCTTCTTCAGGTGCTAAAGCAATGGTCGCAGGAGGGGCAGGCAGTAAAACCCTTAGTAAGCTATCCTTAGGAGAAGAGGTAACTCCTCAAGCTCTAGGAAAGTTAAAAAAGGATTTAAAAAGAGTTCAAAAAGAGCTGGAAAAGACCGGAGAAACGACGTCTAAAGCTTTCGCAGGTACATCAGTAGAAGCAATTAAAAAAATGAGAGTTGACTTAGATAAAATGGGCAAAACTTCTCTAACTACAGCACAAAAGATTAAAAAAGCATTTGCTAAAGGAGTTGTTGGCAGTATTAACGCTGTACGCAACGCAACTGAAAAAGCAAAAATAGGAATGACAAAACTAAAATCTGCAGGGGAGAAAACTGGCAGAGGCTTAAAAAAGATGGGCAATGTTGCAAAAGGAGCTTTCGGATGGATAACTGTTATTTTAGTTCTTACCAAAGCAGTGGAGAAACTAGCAGAAACTCCTCTCGCAGTAATTGATGGATTTAAGAAATTCCTAGGGACTACAATTAAAATGTTTCAAACAGTGCTTAATTTTATAATAGTAGGCCTGAATAAGCTATTGGACAATGCTCTAGTCAGAAAAGTACTAGGTACAAAAGAAGGAGAGGACGTAATATCTAAGTTTACTTTCGCAGATGATATAGAGGACAAACTAAACGCGTTAGAGACTACGGTTTTGACCAAACTTGGTACTACCAGAGAAAAATTAAAAGAAGTTGATGATGCTACTGCAGATAGAAAAAAGAAAGAAGCCGCAATAGATAGAGAAATACAGAGAGTAAATGATTTAAAAGCAGCTTATATCGAATTAGGCGATGAAATGAAAGTAATTGCGTCGGGTATTGCATCGCAAAAAGACCCTGTAAAAAAAGGAATGCAAATTGCTACAGGAATAGGAAGCCTACCTTTAGCTGGTGCAATGGAAAAAATAAATGCAGAAACAGATCCTGACACCAAAAAAGGTTTACAGAAAGCCTTTGATGAAATGTTAGCAGATGTAGATACCAGTCAGTTTGGTTCAAAGTTTCAAGAGGCTTTAAAAGACCCTGAAGCAATGAAAGAGCTTCAAAAAACCGCACTAACTTATACAAGTAGTATGGCCAGTATTAAAGAAGAAGTAAGAGATCTTGCAAATACTTTCAATGCTTCTACCACGTTAGATGGAGCAATATCACTGACGGAAAAACTTACGAATACTAAAAATGCTGCAGAAACAACAGCAGAAACTCTAAACATTACTACAGATGCTGCTAAAATATTGGACGATGCTTTCGCAAAATCTGGAGGTCTTGATGCTTTTAAAAATAAACTAGTAGAACTAAAAAAGCAGGCAGATACTATAAAAGATGAAAAATCTGGATTAGATCAAAGAAGCGCGCGCAAAGGCAGGCTTAGTGGAAGCTTTGCGCAACAGGAAGCATTAGATATTGCAGCCCTAGTAGCAGTAAATACCTTAAAGAAGGCCAACAACGATTTAGACACAGCACGAGCACTTTCTGTAGCGGAAATGAACGAGACAGAAGAAGCAGCAAATAAAGCAAAAATAGAGCAGTTAGAAAGAATGGTAGAGCTTAATGCTGTACAGCTTACTCAAGCAGAAGAGAACGCAAACCAAATAAAGCAGTTAGGAAAAGGGATAGGAACTAGTTTAGAGTCTAATTTACAAGGAGCCTTCCAATCTTTAGTAGATGGAACAAAATCTGCTAAACAAGCTTTTGCTGATATGGCTAAGGCTATTATTGCTGATATAGCCAGAATGATTATTAAAATGATGGTATTTAACATGCTACAAAGCGCCTTTGGAGGAACCGGATTTGGTAACTTTTTAGGTATAAGCGCCCCCGCAGGTAGAAACGGAGGAATTTTTTCAAATGGTGAAAAAGTATCGGGATACGCAACAGGGGGCGTTGCGAGGGGCTCTACTTCTGGTTACCCTGCAGTACTACACGGAACAGAAGCTGTAGTACCTCTACCCAATGGAAAATCTATCCCAGTAGAAATGAAGGATAGTGGAGCTACTAATAATAATATAGTTGTTAATGTTTCTACTGACGGACAAACTTCTAAGACAGATAGTTCTGGCCCTGATATGGATAAGTTAGGTGGAGCAATAGCACAAGCAGTACAAGCAGAGCTACAAAATCAGAAACGCTCAGGCGGAATATTGAATCCATATGGAGCAGCCTAATGACAATAGGAATTAAACAAACAAACGGAACCCTTGTAGCGACTCCTGATAAATCTATGTCTAAGTCATCTGCGCCAAGAGTATTAACAGCTAAATTCGGAGATGGGTATGAACAGAGAATAGCAAATGGTATTAATAGTATTGATGAAACTTACTCTTTATCTTTTAAAACCCGCCCCAAAGCAGATATAGACGATATAGTACTATTTTTAGATACTCAAAAAAATGTATCTAAATTTTTATTTACAATGCCCGATACAAATAATACTACTCGAACCGGAGAAAAAGATGTAAAAGTAGTATCAACAAGTTATTCAGTAACCTATGACTATGAAAATTTTTATAGTCTTTCACTATCATTAAAAAGAGTGTATGAAGCATGAGCAATTTAATAGCAACCGACGCACAGTCTCAAGAAGTTAGCTCAGGCTTAGTAGATTTATTTGAACTGACTTTACCTGATGGAACTATTTTATACTTTCATCCGGGTCTTGATGAATCTCTGGACGAGATAAAATTTAGGGATAAAAAAGCTCCAACCAATCCTATAACCGCCGGTAGTTTTATAGTAGGACAAACATATACTATTGTTTCAGGAACAGGATTTACTTCAATCGGAGCTACTAATAATAATGCCGGTACTTCCTTTGTAGCTACAGGGGTCGGTAGCGGTAGCGGCACTGCAAATCAAACAGATCATACAATCAGAGAGTACGCTCCTATGCCTATGATGGTAGATGGTTTGGACCTAAATTCTGATGGAGCTCCCGCAAGACCCTCCCTAACAGTAGCAAATGTAGGAAGTCTTTTTAGTTCACAATTAGGTAATTTTAAAAATGACGATTTAATAGGGCAAAGACTAGTTCGTAGGCAAACACTTGAAAAATACTTACACGGGGAATCTGGAGATGCAAGTCCTCCAATAGAATTTAGAACTCAAGAATATATTATAGATAGAATTAGTCAAGAAGGTAGTGTAAGTGTTACCTTTGAAATGGCAACTCCTTTTGACTTGGAAGGCATTAAACTACCTAGAAGGGTGGTGGTAGGTAAGTATTGCAGTTGGCAGTACCAAGGACATGATAACGGTAAAGGAGGCGGATGCACCTGGAGCAAAAATAGTACTTATAACTATAAAGACTCTAATGGAGATGTTTTTTCACACACTGCCTTCTTCGATTTCGATGATAGACCTCTAGTGATAAATTCGACTACTTTTTCTATCTATTCAGCAAGTACAGCTTATACTACCGAAAGCTATGTTTCTCATTCAAATAAAAAATGGTTATGTATTATTGCAGGAACAGGGAATACTCCTTCAGAAACTTCTGGATATTGGAAGCAAGTTTTTACTTGGGTATATTGGAATTCTTCAGCATCCTATAATGAAGGAGACTTAGTCAGACACTTGAATACTATTTGGAAGTCTACTCATAGCTCTAATCAAAATAATACTCCTGCTTTTGGTACGGGACATTGGGTTCGAGAAGAGGTATGCGGAAAAACTTTACAATCTTGTAAAGCAAGGTATGGAGCAATACCGGCAGTTCAAACGTCAGCAAATCAAAATCCTTCAGGCAGAACTAATAGAAGTGCTAGACTGCCTTTCGGATCTTTCCCAGGGACAAATAAATTTTAAAATGAACATAGAATTAATACGGGATCATTTTCAGAAGTGGTATCCAAAAGAAGGTTGCGGAGTATTAGTAGCTATTAAAGGCAAAAAAGAGTGGGTAGCTTGCGATAATGTTTCAGAGGATGAAAACAGCTTTGTAATAGATTCAAAGCAGTATATAGCAGCAAGTCGTAGAGGAGATATAGTAGGTATAGTACATAGCCATCCCGATGGGTCTTCAGACGCAAGTGAAACTGACACTAAGTATTGTAATGCGATGGGAATTCCTTACTATATATTTAGTTATCCTGATATGGACTTAAATGTGGTACAACCTGAAAGAACAGAAAAATCTTTATATGGAAGAGACTATGAGTTTGGAGTGAATGACTGTTTTGAAGCAATGAGAGACTACTTATCTTCTCAAAATATAAACATTCCCTCTAGAGCGGCTTTTGAAGATGATTGGTGGCACAAGAGTTTAGATTATTTTACAGATGAAATTATAAAAAACTATGGATACGCTCCTGTCGAAGGCAATATGAAGCCTAATGATGTTATTATTTTTAAAATTAATGCGTCTGTTGGAAATCATTGTGGAGTTTATTTAGGAGATGATGTATTTTTTCATCATGCAGAAAACAGAATATCCTGTAGGGAAAATTTATACCCTTTTTGGAAACAGCATATAAGCGGAGTTTATCGTTATGAGGCGTAATGTGTATTTAGAAGGTGAATTAGGAGAAAGGTTCGGAAGAAAATTTGTAGTTAATACAGATGATTACTCTGAGATATTTAAATGCATACAAGCAAATAGACCTGATTTTTTAACCTACATTAGGCAATGTCATGAAGATGATATTGGGTTTATCTTAGATACAGAGGAGGGCAGTATTGGTACTGATGATTTAATTATTCCTGTAGCTAAAGGAGATATAACTTTAAGTATCGCACCTGCGGGAGCCAAGAGTGGTATTGCAAAAATTCTTGCAGCGATTGTCATAGTTGTTTTAGTTGTTACAAATCCGCAGTTATTTGCTGTAGTTGCTGAAGGCTCCACTGCAGCCGCAACCACTAGCTTTGCCGCTGGTATTAATATATACGGACAAATGGCTGTGTTATTAGCAGCTAATTTAGCTCTTATGGGCATACAACAAATCATGGCCCCCGATCCTGCCGTAGACCAAAATGATGGAACTTCCAATTACCTTTTTTCAGGAGGAGCTAGTAACGCTAAAGAGGGGGATCCGATTCCTATTCTCTATGGAGAGTTAAGGGTGCCTGGTAGACCCATTTCAATAGAAGTGGTGCAAGGAAGCAGTACTGCTCAAAATATTGATAATATCTATGTGGATTCCAATGGTGGTGTCCACGGCGTAGACCTGAATTTTTCAGATGTAGCTTAAAGGAGAGTTAGATGCCCCATGATCAAAGCCACTTAAACCCAGCAGGCTTAAACTTAATACAACAGTATGATAGAGGTGATAAACAGATAATCTCTGTAACAGACCTTATTTCAGAAGGGCCTATTCATGGTTTGGTAGATGCTCAGGCTTCTGTATATCTTAATGATGATAGAGCCGCACCTTTGAATCAAGCCGGAAATCCTTACAGTCAAACAGGCGCTCTAGTGCAGCTTTCTTATGGCTCAGCAACTGCAACAATAGTTAACTCTAGTACTACACCTATTATTGAATCAACAACTGGAGATAAATACTTAATTGTACGCGGAGTTCATACAATATATGCAACTGCTAGTAATGGCTCTACAAGCGATATAAACGGTAATACAACCGCAACTCTTACAACTAATAATAATGCTTATTTCTTTACTGACAGTATGCTGTCAGAGCCTTCAGCAGATATTTCTACTACGGTACCTGTTAATTTAAAACTTACCAACACTTCCAGTGCAGGGCAAGTAGCAATGGAGGGAACTCTTTTAAGTAGGTCTAGCCAGTCCGTTGCGGAATTTATGCCGGGAGCCACAATGCCTTCAGGTCTAATAGTTCCGAACGGGATTTATTTTGTGTCCGTAGATAGAATTGTAAAAATTTCTAGTATTTCAGGAACTACTATAACCTTAGCAGCTACTTGGCCTTATTCTACTACAGGTTCTTATCAAGCTTTTGCCTTTGATGTAACAGGGGCAATTGTATTGAACTCAGATATTATGAGTCAAACAAGTGTTAAAAAGTATAAAAGTGTTACATCCCAGTTCCGTGTAGGTACCTTAAATCAAGAACCTTTTACAGGTACAGGAGGAGTAGGTGCTACTTCTATAGCGAATTCTCCAAGCTCCGGAGGAGCTTTAGAGCTAAGCACAGGGTACGGAGGATCACAGGCTCCTAAAGTTTTAGTAGGAAGTTCTGCGGCAGGTTTTAATTTATCCGCAGCACAAATACAAGAAGTGGATGAAGTTTCTTTTACTATTTCGTACAATGGAGGTCTTTATGCTGTAGACAGCGGAGGACAAGATCGGACAACTTATGCAACATATAAAGTTGAGCTAGCTTTAAAAAAGCCCGGAGAAAGTAGCTTTGGTAGTTATATTAGTTTACAGGACCCTTTTGTAAACTCCGCTATGACTAAAAATGGAGTTAGTTTTATAAAGCCTATACAACTAGGCAGATATAGGCCTTTTACCGATTTTAGAGTAAGAGTGTCTAGAACAAGTAATCATACAGGAGATGGATATTCTTCTGTAGGAGTTGTTTCAAGTGATTGGCAAATGTCAGCAGCAGCTTCTTTGTCTACTACTACCGCTATAATTAAAGAAGTATTAACACACCCTTACTCAGCTATGGCTAAAACTACTTTTGATACTAAACAGTTTCAAAGTGTTCCAACTCGTTCTTTTCACGTAAAAGGTATTAAAGTATCCATACCTTCAAATTATGTAACAAGAGACCAAGCCAGTAATGATATAGCAAGTTATAATCGCAATACTTCCACAGGTGCTATAGAGAGTTCTTACCAAGACTGGGATGGTGCTTTTGCAACAGAACAAGCTTATACTAATAATCCTGCATGGGTCTTTTATGATGTTTTAACTAATAATAGATATGGCTTGGGTGATTTTTTAGAAGCACAAGATATTGATAAGTATTCTTTATATAGAATTGCAAGGTATTGTGATGAACAAGTTCCTGATGGTAAGGGTGGGATGGAGCCTAGGTTTACGGCTAATCTTTATTTTACTAAACAGGCAGACGCCTATAAAGTTATAAAAGATATAGCAACTGTCTTTAGATCTATGATATATTTTTTCGATGGACAAGTATCTCCTGTATTAGACGCCCCTAGTGGGCCTGTTTATAATTTTACTAAAGCTAACGTTATAGATGGTCAGTTTACCTATGAAAGTACAGGAAGTAAAACACGCGTAAATCAAGTTATTGTTACATGGATAAACCCAAATGCTAACTACAAAGCAGAGCCTTTAATAGTAGAAGATAAGCTAAATATCGCAGAAACAGGAAAACTTATAACACAAAGTGCAATAGCTATGGGAGCCACTTCGGAGGGGCAAGCTCTTAGATATGGTCGTTGGAAATTGTGGACTGCTGCAAACCAACGAGAAGTTGTTAGCTTTAAGAGTTCTTTAAACTCTTCCTTTTTAGTGCCTGGTGATATAATTAATGTACAAGACGCAGATAGGTCTGCTGTACGAATAGGAGGGCGTGTATCTAATAGTGGTACTACCCGTAGTACTACATCTATTCCTTTGGATAATGCAACAACTTTAAATAGTGGAAGTACCTATGAACTTTCTGTAATTTTTGTAGAACCTGCTGCTTTTGCTACTAGTGATGTTACTATTGCAGGAGTTGACTATAAAGCAGGCGAAGTTATAACACAAGCCTATCTAGCCGGTAACTCTAGTTTACAAGATATTGATACTGAAGAAAAAGCGGCAAATGCTAGAGCATCAAATGGAGCAACAGAGGCTTTAGTTCTTACATGGGCAGATAATACTAAAGTAGAAACTAAGCCAGTAAATACTTCTGCAGGTCTTGTTTCTACTTTAACAGTATCCAGCGCTTTTTCCTCTATACCTGCTGCTGATAGTATTTGGGTACTGAAGGAAATTGCCGAAGGTCTTGAGACGACTAGCTCCTATAAGGCATATAAAATTTTAGCTATTCAAGAAAGTTCTAAAAAAGAGATATCTTTTTCAGCAGTCGAACATTATGACGAAAAATTTGCGGCAGTGGATGAAGATTTTACTACTTTTGTAGCAGATACCATATACCCTACAGTAACTGCAGATAGTTTTATTCCTGCTCCTATAGATGTATTTTCTACTAGTTTGATGAGGCCAGAGAAAGTAGGAGAGGAACTGCGTATCTCTTGGACAGCTCCTACAAATGTTGGAGATGTTGAAGGAGTATACGAACACTTATTTGGATTTGAAATTACACACGATTTTCCAGAAATAGAAAACCCTTATCGTATATCAGATGCCGAACAAACAACTTGGAAGATACAAGGCATACCAGATGGAAAATATAATGTCGCTGTAAGGACTATAAATGTTCTTAACAATTTATCGGAAGCTACTAGGGCTTCGATAACTGTTAGTGATAAGTATAAAGAGAATATACCTAGAATGCCAGAAGGGGTTCCTTTCACCGCTATTTCAACTGTAGGGCTACATTTAGACTCTTCTAATAATTTTGCTTTTAAACAGTATGATTATGAAATTACAGGTCCTAGTGCTTCAGGTGCAAAAATTACAAACACTAATCAAACTGCAACTGCTTGGTCTCAGTCTTGTGCAACTTTGCCAGTTATAACATGGACAGAGGCAGATAGGGCAGCAGGAGGAGAGTTTATATCAGAGCATGCTTATATTTTATTAGATGCTAGTGACTCTACTGACAGACTCAAATTAGTAAAATATAATAGATCCGCATTATCTGCTTCTCAGTGGTATGACATAGGAACTGGAAATGGGACAGATAAGTATGGTTCTGCCATATCGGGCACAGTTAGTAAACCTGTCAACTCTTCAAAAGTTACGGGCTCCGGAACTTCTTTCTTAACAGATTTTGCAGAAGGAGACATTATAAAATTAGGTTCTGCTTCTGGTTACAGAGTTTCTTCAGTTGTTAGTGATACTGTTTTATATGTATCTAACCCTTTTGGAGCTTATTCAAACGTACAAGCTTTTCCTCCAAATATTAGAATAGATTATGCAAATGATACTATTATTGCTAGAGTTTATAAAACTTCTGCAGGATTAGTACTTGCAGAGACTTATGCTACTATTGATGCTTCGGGAGAAGTATACGGAGATTCGTTTAAAGAAGTATTTCTTTATCAGAATTCAGTAAATTTACCTAGCCCACTGCCTACAAATCAACAAGGGTTTAGTGCATCTTCTGGTAATGCCGCTGCGGCAGGTTCCTGGACTGTCAACCCTTCAACACCCACAGGCAGCAATGTCGTTTGGAGAGCAGTAGCAGTTTTAAGACAGCCAAATAGTACAGGAAGCTGGGAAGTAGATACTAGTTGGAGCGCTTCGCAATGGTCGGGTGATCAAGGTTCCACAGGTACACAAGGTCCTACAGGTACACAAGGTCCTACAGGTACACAAGGTCCAGTAGGTACAGTAGGCCCTCAAGGTACTCAAGGTGCTCAAGGTCCAGCAGGTGGTCAAGGCCCAGTAGGTACAGTAGGCCCTCAAGGTACTCAAGGTGCTCAAGGTCCAGCAGGTGGTCAAGGCCCCGTAGGTACAGTAGGCCCTCAAGGTACTCAAGGTGCTCAAGGTCCAGCAGGTGGTCAAGGCCCAGTAGGTACAGTAGGCCCTCAAGGTACTCAAGGTGCTCAAGGTCCAGCAGGTGGTCAAGGCCCAGTAGGTACAGTAGGCCCTGCAGGTCCAGCAGGTGGAACAGG